CAAAAACTTGACCCATTGTATTTAATTTTCTAGTTCCATCATAAGTAATTCCATTTAAAACAAATCCCATTCGTGGAAGTGTAGTTTGAACACTTGCATCTGTTGTTGACATTCTTCTAATATGTAACAACATTCTATCTTTTGCAGAGTACTCAATAGGAACTTTAATCTGTTCTGTTATCACCCCACTTGAATTTCTTCTTTGAATGTTTATATCATTGAAGAGTGTTCCAAATATGGCAACGTATTTCCTAATAGTTTCATGATAATAAGTAGTACCTAACATTATAGACTCCCGAATGGATTACCTTCGGTGAAATCAATAATAGCATCGGCCGCTTCTTCTATTTCTGCATTAGTAGCTGATGCCGCGGTACTCTGTGCTGATGTTTGAGCATCAAAAGAAGTAATAGAGTATGAGGCACTAGAATCATCACCAATAATGTTTGAAGTTCCAGAAAAGTTACCTGTCATATTCATAAGTTTTAATACTTTGTCGGTTGCATTCCATTCAGCAACTTCACCTTTAACTGTAGCGGCGGCGAGTGATGCTCCTTGATAGACTTGTTCTCCAATAGTATAATTACCACTCCCCGTATTCATTGTGAAATTAATAGAGTAGGCATGTGCTCTTTCAATTGCATCAATAACATCAATACCAGTATTAAGATTTTGATCTGAATAAGTGAACATTTCACACAACATATCATAAGACTGCAGACTTCCTGTCTGATAAAATATTGCTTCATCTTCTACAAACAGTATTTGAAAGAGTGCAGATGTTGTTGGAAAGTAAATCAAATCTCCTTCATGTGGCATATCTGCTCTACCATCAGTAGTCATTCCAAGTTCACGAAATCTTCGTTTAGCAACAGTAAAAGTAACTTGATCATTTATCTGTAATCCAAACTTGGAGATGAAATCTCCTGACCCCTCAAATCCATCAACCGATTTAATATACATCTCAATCGTATGAGCACTATTATAAGATGCGGTATTATCTTCTCCCATCAACTTATCTTCATCATTCAAGGTTCTTGGGCAATAATATACATCGATCCCATAAGTTTTTATGGATTCGATCATTAAATTTTCAACTAATCTTTGTTCAGGAGTATTCGTTCCATGATGATTGAAATATTGGTTTGTTGCCATTTATTATCCTATCAAATGATCTACTGGTAATTCATATCGCAATGACATTTGTTCTGAAATTTCTGACAATTCTGTTTGAGCATCATCATACATTTGCCTACCATTCATCGTTACTCCACCCGGCAATGTCATCCCTTCAAACTTAATAAGGTTTTGTCCCCATTGTCTTTTCATTAATGCAGTATTATATCTCTTAAGAAACATATCACTCCAAACATCCGAATATGTGTCCGGATCAATAATCTTATCACATTCAACAATTACCCAATCATCTATACTAACATCTCCACCCCACGAAATATCTAGATATAATCTATCCATGTGTCGATTAAATCTAAACATTGGAGTACCTGTAAACATTTCATTAATCAATGATAAATGTTCTTGAGAAAGTTCATAATTTACTAAACTTGATCCTATTTTATGCATTTCTGCTAATGCGAATTGATACTTGGAAGAGAACATAGAATTGGATCTAGAGTTGTCATAGAAAGGAACAATCCTTCGGACACCAATAATTGCCTCGGCTATCGATATGTATTTGTTGTCAAAGTCGCCTATTGCTGCTGCAGTCGATGCATGAGTTGTCGCAGTTGCTGAACTAGAATCCCCTGTAATAGTTTCATTAGTTGAAAACGTAGTAGTAGTGTTTGCATAGTACGTATTACTATCTCCACCCGATTTAACTTCTGGATTTTTAAATCTAAGTGTAGTATTGGCGCTATGATAAGCATGTACTGTTGCCTGTACTCCACTAGTTCCGCCAGTAATTTTTTCACCATCTGAAAAGGTTCCTGTAGGAGCACCGGCTAATTTAAGAGTTGATCCTGATATTTGATGTTTTAGATATGTGTTTTCTGTTCCATCATAATGATACTCTTGAAAGTATTGAAGTGAATCATCGATACAATCTTCTACTTGATCATCATCAATATTCAATTCTACTACTGGCCAGCCAAGTTTTCGTTTACAATAATCTTTAAAAGTTGCTCTAGTAGTGGGCTGTGTCATTTCGTTGCCTCCCCATATACAGTTATAAGTCCTTCTGCTACTCTCTCTACTATTGTTCCACCTGATTGAGTATATTCAACATCGTAAACATAATTTCCAGGAGAAATTGCCGCAGTCTGTGTCGCAGTCAATGAGATAGTACAGTTTGACCCTGCAACTGCGGTAGTTAAAGTAGTAATATTATTTGATGAATGATAAGATTGACGCATCTTAGCGGCGCAAGTACCAGTAGAAATAGTAACATTCTGGCTTGCTGAATTTTGTGCGGTAATTACTTTTTCAAACGTGCAACCTTGATCTAATGCAATGTTTACAGTTTGTTTTTGGAGGGTTAAAGCCACTTTCCATTTCTCCTTATATTAAGTATTTTTAGTTCTATACTATTTATATATAAAGAGAATCAGTCATACTTTATATTTTTGGGTATTTCGTTATTCTAAGATTAATCCCGAATCTTGAACTTCTGTCCATTGTAGTGTTTCTTCATCCCATCTATAACCTTTCTCATCACCAGATGCAGTGAATACATATGTTTCTGATCTACCGGATCTTAGATCGTTGCCAATGTAGCTCATTATTCTGGTTTAGTAGGCCAAGTTATATTATCTGGATCAGAAAAATCCATATCTCTTAATTCTTGTCGATAAGTTTTCCATTTAGTAAGTTTGGAGGCAGATACTGGGAAATCACCGACGAGATAAATGTCTGAATCTGCCAGTAACGAATTTCTTTCTGCTCTTTCGTTAGCAACGAGCATTCCTGCATCATCACCATTTTCAACGACAACACTTCTACCTTGCCCGATTTTTACATTATAACTCATTATTTAACTCCTAATATTTACTTTGACCAAAAATTGATACTTGTCCTGAAGAAAAATTGCCCATATTAATATCTACTCCGTTGTAATTAGTATTAGCACCATTAACACCACCACCACCACTTACACATTCTAAATGTGTTTCACCATTGAGCGTACCACTCCATTTAATGCCAGCATTACTATCATTAAAACCAGATACAGAATTGGGTGTTAGGTTAAAAACAATTGCTTCCAGATATATGACACCACCGCCTCCAATATTATCAGCAGTTACGAGCCACTCAGCTTGACCATTTCCACCGTTTATATAAGTTGAAACGTTGTGTCTTACTGTTGTTTGTGTAAACCAATAGCCAGAAGTTATAGCAGACCCACTATTCAACACCCTCATATAAATTCGTCCTCTAGCTGAAGCACAGGTTAAATTTTCAAATATAAATCTGTAATTATTATATGTGCTTGTTGCTCCTGTCCAAGTCCAATATTGGCTACTTCCTGAACCTGTCATTGTTGTTAGTTTTTCAATAAAGTTCCAATGACCTTTTGGATGAACGATATCTGTACTACTAATATCCCCTGCTGTCACAGTCCCTAGTGCAGTCAATCCCGATCCTCCTGTAACTCCTACAGGAAGAGTCCCTGTAACATTACTCAGGTCTCCAATAGTAGGTGCAGTAAGTGTAGCATTTGCAATAGTTGCCCCAGAATCAGCAGTAGTCAGTACTGCCCCGCCGGCCTGATCTTTCAATATGAGTTTATTTCCGCTCGTTGCTTCTGGTTTAATTATAAGGTCTGCCATTTATTATTATCCTTTGGGATTATCTGTTTTTATTTTTTTAACTGCTTTAAACCATTCACCTGTTTTATCTCCTTTACCAGAAACCATATCATGATAAAGTAAGTCAAGTTGCTCTTCCCATCGGGGATATCTTCGGTCTCTTTGATATTGCAAACTAGCATACTCTTCCAAAAGCCGTGTTTCTTCTGCCTTTAACTCTTCTGCTGTAGGGGATTTCCCCGCCACATCAATCAAATTATGTTTTGCAATATGAGCTTCGTTTAAAGACGGACTTTCAGGAGTATGATCCGGCATTTCTATTAACTTCATTTTAATTTGTTGTGCCATATTATTTTTCCTTATTAAGAAGCGTGCATCCACCAAATATTCATATGACTATAAGCGGGCCCATCATGCCATAAGTAACCCCCACCAGCAGCCATATAAGCGTGAAAGCTTAACGTATTGGTTGCAGAGCAATCTACCATAAGAGAAAAACTATGATCAGTCCATTTGTTGCTGCTGGAAGAACCATAACTATGTGTTTGAAAGTATTGAGTACCATTCCTTTGCATTCTAAAATGAACATATTCGTTATAGTCAGTTTGCGACATGGTGTTCAGATTAACTAGGTACTGTCCCGCTTTTACAACAGTAAAGGTATTTGTACTTTTAGTCATATAGGTTGTATTTATCGCCAGGCGGTCCTGATCCAATGGGAGTGCGACCCAAGATCCAGTAGTTGTACTAGCCGCTGAATTCCACCCAGCCCAAACACATATAGGTTGATTTGCAAATGTAGGATTATCTGTTGTTGCTAAATCTTGATTAATACCACGATAAGTGACAGCATCTTCTAAAGTCCCTGAAGTAACAGTTCCAAGTCTAGTAATATTATCCTGTGTACTATTACCTAAAGTTGCACCAGAACTCGCAGTTGTTAATACTGCCCCACCGGCCCGATCCTGTAGTATCAGTTTATCACCGGTTGCTGAGTTTGGTTTAATTATAAGGTCTGCCATTGTTTATCCCTTTGGGTATTTTGTTTTAATTGCAACAATTGCATCTTTGTGGGTTGTTGTACCATTGATAGCATCATCTGATATTAATTCAAATTGATTCAAGGCATCATATTCCGCTTTCCTTTTGCGCGCGTATTCCTGTGAGTCGTATTCTGCTTGGAGCCTAATAACTTCAGTATCAATCTCATTTTGTGTTGGGTGAGAATTTTTACTTTCACCTACCCAATTTATTACGGATTCGGGAGTCATCCCAAATTGTAGGTATGTAGTATATGTATTAACTTCTTCTAAATTCCTAATTGCTTTGGTTGTCAATTCTTGAAGTATTTCTTGTTCGCTTGTCATTATATTATCCCCCATGCAGTAATGGTAGCAGTTATATCAGTTTCAGTACCCATTGGTGCTATATTTCCCGCATATCCGGCATTTCCATGATGATTCCTAAACTGCATCTCATATTTAGCACCGCCTGATGATGGAGGAGATTGATCTGTTCCCATTAAGTGAATTGCTCCCCACCAAGATCCCATAGAATTACTAGGATAACCAACTAAAAGCTGACGTGCCGACCCACTCACACCAGAACCATCTCTAACTATTCTAAATTCTGCAAATGTAAATGATCCTCCTGCTGTTATCGCTGCGGTTGAGTTTACCTCAATAAAAATAGCTGAATATAAATCAATAGTTGCTTGTGCAAGGTCTATATCTAATCTTGGATTACTGCCAGCATCATCTGTTTTAGACCAACTTGTTGTTCCAGAACTCCATCCAGCGGTACTCGTAAGTGTTTCAGTATCTAACCATACCATTGTTCCAGCAGGTCTAACGATTGCAGTATTACTCAGGTTTCCTGAAGTAACTGTTCCAAGTGCTGGTGCAACAAGTGTTGGACTGTTAAGAGTAGCATTAGCAATAGTTGCACCAGAATCAGCAGTAGTCAGTACTGCCCCGCCGGCCTTATCCTGGAGTATCAGTTTATTACCGTCTCCTGTTGCCGGTTTAATTATAAGGTCTGCCATTGTTTATTCCTATTATAACGATAAAGATACAGATCCGGGACCACCAGTATGTGTTCCGTGATCTGTGTATGAATTCATACTATGACTACCGCCCCCTAAATGGTTAGTGTCGTCTGAGCCAGTGCTTACAGAAAAGGTAGCATTGCCACCCCACCAGCCACCACCACCACCGGCAGCACCACCGCCGTGACCTGATCCACCTCCGCCACCGAAGCCACCATTATTAACAACAGTTGATCCACCACTACCACTATGTACTCCGGAAGTGACCGACCATAATCCTCCAATGGGAGCAACACTACCAAGAGCCCGTCCACCTATAAGTTGTGCTGATGGTGTCTTAATATGCCCATCACCTCCTGGTGAAGACCAGCCTCCTCCGCCTCCTCCAGACCAATATTGTGCTACAGAAGCCGAAGAATGATTAGGATAATCCATATTATACCATGATCCGCTTCCACCTGCTGTTATAGCATCGCCTTTTCCTGCTCCGGGAGCAAATGCATTTCTTTGAGGATTTGTTGAATTTGGGGAATTCCGAGTCCATCCGGCACCGCCCCCTGATACTAATAAAGGCAACCAAGTTCCCATTCTAGCAACTGCAATAAAACTACCTCCACCGCCACCGTTACTTTGATCTTCTGAGTAACTACCTTGATGTCCACAAAGCATTTTTACCCATTCACCAGCATATAATGTTGCAGTACTCGTTATATGCCTACCAAGACCACTATGTGTTCCGGCTCCACCTTTTGCTCCTTTAACAACATAAGTCCATGTACCTGTTTTTGGAATACGGAAATATTGAAGACCTGCAATCATATTAAAATAATCTACATTATTTAACCAAGTTCCTGCCAAATATTCACCCGTGTATGAACTTTTTGCCTGTGATAATATAGGCCCCTCATATCCGGCTCCGGCACCAACATTATCAAAATTTATAGTTCCAGAAAAATTATAAAGTTGACCTATGTTTTGATGAAAAGTTGCTCCTAAAGTAGGAACACCCGTCATTCCAGTTAAAGTTGCATTAGGAGTTTGGGCAAGAGTTGCGCCCTCAATTGACCCCGAACCAGTAATAGTCCGTGTAGTAGTATCACCCGTAATGTTTATAGCATTCCCATCATCCGACAATTTAGATAAAATTAAATTATCGCTTACAGTTATATCGCCTACGATATTATAATTATCAGCCAATAAGACTTCATGTTCGGTGTACGCTCTGTCGCCTAGCTTAAGAGTTGTAGCCTGTGTAAAACCTTTAACATCTATAGTTTTAGGCCCAAGGGACAGCTGTGAACTTTTCAAAAATGCCATTTATTGTTTCCTCTTGTTATTATTATGCGTCATTAATGACTTCGTATGACATGAATAAATCTAGATCACTTGCCGCGGATGCTCCACCTTTTAGAATATCACCTTCCATTAAATAGATTGGTTTATCAATTACTATCAGAATATCATCGGCGGGTACATTTT